ATAACTGATCAAAAAGGAAAGATTTGGAAAGTGTCTGAAATCGCCAAACTTAAGCCGTGGGAATTCGAGAAACTTGAAAAAGAAATCGACCTAGCACGACAAGAAGGGCGAATAACTCAATAACTAACCTCAAATAGAGGAAGGATAAGAAAATGGCTTTTAATTCAGCTTCAGGGTACAATAATTTACCGTCAGGTAATTTTGCTCCCGAAATCTTTAGCCAAAAAGTTCTTAAGTTCTTCCGTAGAGCTTCGGTTGCAGAAGATATTACGAATACCGACTATACTGGCGAAATTGAAAACTTTGGCGACACTGTTAACATCATAAAAGAACCAACACTTACTGTGTCAGCGTACACAAGAGGTTCTGTTGTTAACCCTCAAGACTTGGCAGACGATCAGGTAACAATGACCGTTGACCAAGCAAATGCTTTTGCATTTAAAATCGATGACATCGAAGAAAGACATTCACATGTCAACTTTGAAGCGTTAGCAACTTCTTCAGGTGCTTTTGCTCTAAAGAGAAAATTCGATGCCAACATACTACAAGCTATGTCAGACGGTGCAGGTATTGCTGGTGCTGACGATGCAAGTTTATCAGGTGGATTAACAACTACTAATTCAGCTTTAGGTACAGCATCTGCTCCAATTAACGTGGAAGCTGATGATGCAGGTATCAACCTCATGCTATTAATGGCTAGAGTGCTTGATGACCAGTCTGTGCCAGAAGAGAACAGATGGTTTGTTGCTCCTCCAATCTTCTACGAGAAGATGTTTCAAGCAGGTAACAAGATAGCAGAAGTACAGGTAACTGGCGATGCGTCTTCAAACCTAAGAAACGGACTTGCAACTCCGGGTACACTTGCAGGATTCAGTTGCTACAAGTCTACTGCATTAAATAGTACAGCAGGTACTGACCAAGTAACATTATCAGGTGTCGCTACAGACGCTTCTGAGAATATTATTATGGCAGGACATATTTCTGCTGCGGCTACTGCGTCTCACATCGCTAAGACTGAAGTGGTACGTTCGTCTGAATCATTCTCTGATGTTGTTAGAGGGTTACACGTTTTTGGAAGAAAAGTCCTTAGACCTGAAGCTCTTGTACGTGGCATCATAGACTTCGCATAATAGGGAGGAATAAAATATGACTACTTATAATCATACCATTCCCGGTGGAGGAACTGTCGGACATCCGGGTAATGTGCCAAGACCTTATATGGTTCAGTCAAGGATCTTTGATGCTGCTGACCAAAACCTTTCTGCGAATGACGTTGTACAGATGATCGATGTGCCAGATAACACAATTGTTATCGGTGGATGTCTTGACGTTCTTGAAGCAGGTGGATCAGGTCTAACCTACGATGTTGGTCTAAGCACTGACATCGATGCGTTTGCTGATGGTGTTGACGGTAATGCTGATGCGATATACCAGTTTAATTTAAAAGCTGCAGGTATCAACACAGTTATTGCTGCCGATGCAATTCAAGTTAAAGCATTAGGTGCAGGCGTTACTGCAGGTCGTTTCAGAGTTATCGCAATTATGTGTGACATTGGAACAGGACCAAAGCAGACAGCTAGTGTAACAACTGGTACATAAAAACTATCATAGGAGAGCAGGGCAACTTGCTCTCTTATCTTTCTAAGGGGGTAAATGTCATATATGCGAGGGTAACATATGTCATACCTAATAAGTAACATACCACACTTTAAGTGTTGGGTACGAAAAGAATTTACACATAACCACCAAATGTATCACGGTGAATATTTACACGCACTAGCAATAGCCGTGAACACAGTGCCAGACAGATGTCTTAGCTTTCAAGTTGTATTTACAGGATGTGAAAGTGATGACGATGAAAACGAACAAAACGTACATGGTGGTGCAATGTGGGCAAGGATGCCGATAACAGCACTCGTTGCTGATATACCGTACGAAGAGTGGCCGCAGAAAATGCCAACGCATTTAGCTCAACCGTGGGATTGCAGTTCACATCATCATTCGGTAATGAAGTTAGATAGAGTTAGTTCTTCTCCGTGGATTTGCAAGATAGACGGAGAGTTTCACAAAGGACAATATCTGTTTACTGTAGACTACACAGATAGTGACATAGCAGACGATCCTGCACAACACAAACAAAGTCACGTTCTACAGTTAATAGATGCAGGAGATTGGACAGGTAACATCGTTGCCCTACCAAACAACAGAGTAAGGGCAACAAGTCCTGCACTCTGGGAGACTGGCGAAGGACCTCCAGATTTTAGACCTAGCCAGTATATACACAATGCAGAGATTCACGAAACTTATCTTGATCCTGCAATAACTTTTAATAATTTATATGTGGAGAATGAAGAATGATGGGCAAGAAGAAAATGATGAAAGGTGGCGGCAAAACCAAAAAGTATATGGCAGGTGGTGGTAAGACCAAGAAGATGATGGCAGGTGGTGGTAAGACCAAGAAGATGATGGCAGGTGGGGGTAAGACCAAAGGTGGCAAAGCAGGTGGCAAAATGTCTATGGCACAAGTAAACGCCTTCTTAAAATCAAAAGGTATGAAAGCTGTCAAGGTCTAGTCGATGACCAAGAAACGTGGGAGCATGAAAGGATACAGCATCAAGAGTGGTGACAAACGACCCACCAAGTCTGGTGCAGGGATGACCAAGAAAGGTGTTGCAAAATACCGTAAAGAGAATCCCGGAAGTAAGCTCAAAACTGCTGTAACAGGAAAGGTCAAACCCGGAAGTAAAGACGCAAAGAGACGTAAGTCTTTTTGTGCCAGATCTGCAGGGCAAATGAAAAAGTTCCCCAAAGCAGCCAAGAACCCTAACAGTAGATTACGACAAGCAAGGAGACGATGGAAATGTTAGCTTCAATCAACTTTACTATGTTCAAAGTACTGAACAAAATAAGCAACAAATTTTACAGACAATATGTAAAACAACTGCACAAGTCTCAAGGGAGAATCTAGTGTTATCGGCTCTTATAGGACCTATTAGCAGTCTCGCAGGCACTTGGTTTGAAAACAAACTTGCAAAGACAAAGGCAGACGGACAGGCTAAAGTTGCAGAAGCTAAAGCTCGTGCGACTGTTGCAGAGAAGGTTGCAACAGGTCAAGTCGCATGGGAAGGCAAGATGGCAGATGCTACGGTGGATTCTTGGAAAGACGAGTTTGCATTAGTTGTGCTACTTGCTCCTGCTATACTTGTGTTCATTCCCGGAATGAGAGACTATGTAAAGGAAGGGTTTGAGATACTAGCAACATTACCTGACTGGTATCAATACCTATTGTATATAGCAATTTCTGCATCATTCGGAATTAAAGGGGTGGGTCAAGCAGCAAAAATGTTAAGGAAAAAATAATGGAAGAGCAATACAGAGATTATTTTGGAAATCCTACAACCAAAAAAAAATACAAAGAACAAATGGATTATAGGAAAAAAGCAATTAAAAAACGTGAAGAAAAAGAAAAAGAAAGATTGCAAAAAAAACTTCACGATGATGGACCTAGTGGTGGTCAAAAATTAAAAAACGCACTTAAAAGAAGTGAAACAAAAAAAGCTTACGACAAAAGTGGCAAGGTTTTTAAATATAAAAAAGACCCTTATGCAGGCAAAGTAAAAGAACCAAATATAACAAATAAAAAGTATTCTCAGCCTAGAAGTAGTGACTATGACGAAATGAGTATGGAACAATTAATGAATGAGCTTGCAAAACAAACTGCTAAAGCGAAAAAAAGAAAAAAGAATGAAACAAAACTATTTGGTAGACCTAAGAAAAAAGGAGAACTAGGAATATGAAAATTTATTACAACAGTGGGTCTGGTATGGCAAGTGGTGGAAAAGCAAAAAAGAAAGCTAAAAAAAGTGGCTCTAAGCCATCCAATCCAAAGTTATACGCTTCAGTAAAAGCAGAAGCAAAACGTAAGTTCAAGGTCTATCCTAGTGCATATGCAAACGCATGGCTTGTGCGTACATATAAGAAACGTGGTGGTGGATACGCATAATGGGTAAAACCAGTGGTGGCTTAACTAAATGGTTTAAAGAAGATTGGCGTGATGTCAAGACTGGTAAGAAGTGTGGTCGATCTGGCAAAGAAAAGAAAACACGCCCATATCCTGCGTGTAGACCAAAAAAAGTTGCAGGCAAGATAACTAAGGCTGAAGCAAAAAAGAAAACAGGACCTAAAGCAGTCAAGTGGTCAGTCACTGCATCAGGTAGACGAAGAAAGACTACAAGGAAAAAAGCATGAAGTATGACGCAGATGAATTTGTAGAGATGGTTGCCAAGCACGAAGGTATGGTTCTTGAACCTTACCGAGACAGTTTAGGCATAAGTACAATAGGCATAGGCAGAAATTTAGAAGATGGTGGCATTACAGATGTTGAGTTAGACTACATAGGTAAAACACTTGAGCAAGTGCTTGAACAGGGTCTTACACAAGAAGAAGCGTACTATCTGTGCCGAAACGATATAAGCAATGTAGAAAAAGAATTACTCGAAAGAAAACCTGTTGTAAATCAACTTGATTCTGTACGACAGATGTGCCTTGTAGATATGGGATTTAATATGGGTGTTCCTCGTCTTATGAAATTTGTTAAGATGTGGGGAGCTATAGAGGTGGGTGATTTCTACGAAGCAAGCGATCAAATGCTTGATTCACGTTGGGCAAAACAGGTTGGTAGACGTAGTAATGGTTTAGCAGAAATGATGAAATTGGGGTATGAGTTCTATGGCAGGTAAAAAACGATGCGAAACATGCGAATGTTACGACTGCGATTGCGAAGAATGTACATGCGATTGCCATCACAATGATAGAGTTTCTACTGATCTTCATGATCGACACGAGAGTGATAAACCAAACACAGAAGTTTAAAAGTATAGATGAATGTCTTTACTTTGCAGAACGATTACAAAAACAACCAACAATACCATATAAGGATGGAAATAGAAAAATAACGGCTTATTGCAAGCCAGTAAACAGGTAAGGGGAATACCATGTTAGCAGAACTTGCAGCGGCAAACGCTGCTTTTTCGGTGATCAAAAGTTTCGTATCCAACGGAAAAGAACTTTCAGGTTGTGCTAAACAGATCAGTGATTTTGTTTTTGCAAAAGAACAAATTGAAAAGAAAGCAAATAACAAGAAAGGTGCAAGTGGTGATCTAGAAGAGTTTATGGCTCTTGAGCAAATAAAAGAAAAAGAAGATGAACTCAAGAAGATCATGATATATCTAGGTAGACCGGGATTGTGGCAAGATTGGCAAGCCTTTCAAGCTGAAGCACGTAAATCTAGACGTTATGCAGAAAAGATGGCAGAAAAACGCAGAGAAGAGATACTAGAATACGTTACATACTCTATAGTTTTTCTTATAGTTGTTGGATTTTGTGCATTGTTAGCTTTTGTATACATGGAATATAAATAGATTGACATTTTAATCGTCTATCTGTATAATCCTAAAAAGGAGTACTCTATGAAGAAACTAGCCGCACAAGCATTAGCTTTCCAATACCAACTACAAATTGAAAACGCACAAGCCATATTAAACAACAATAACGCAGCGTTAAACATGATTGATCAATCTTTGAACGATATCATAACTGCAAACGAAAAATTAAAGACATTAAATACTATGATGTCTAGTGCTATCAAAGAAATAAAAGAAGAAGAGAAAGCTTCATAGTGATTAGCTACAGAATAATTAAATTAAAAAAAAAATTTAAGAATACTGTTACGTACGGATACTAAACCCTTTAGACTTCTCACACAAGAACAAATAGAAGAACTAAACAAACGTTTAAAAAGTCCTCAAAGAATACAACGTATCCGTGACAACTACCTAGAAACAAAACGACTTCAGGAAAAACTAAAGCATCAAAGACTGCAAGAGAAGCTTGAAGAAGAAAAAAACAAAATAAAATTAAAAAAGAAATCTCGGAAAAGATATGGCAAGTAGTTACTTAACACTTATAAATAATGTGCTTAGAGATTTAAATGAAGTAGAGTTGACATCTTCTACCTTTTCTAGTTCAAGAGGAGTTCAAACTGCAGTCAAAGATTATGTTAATCGTGGAATAGATGATATAATAAATGCAGATACTGAATGGCCCTTTACAGTTACAGCAAAAACTTTTACCACCACTGCAGGTACAAGACTATATACACGTTCAGCTTTAAGTGTGACAGATACAAAGACTGTAGACTTTGACAGTTTT